CTTCCAAGTGAAACGGACCGGCAGGTCGGACTTGGATTCCTTGGACTCGCGAATCTCTTGCGACGATATAGTGTTAAATACAGAGAATTCGGAGACGCCCTCGAATCAGTAAATAATGGAAACCTTGATCCGAAGAATACAGCAGAAGAAATTGCCGTCGCGTTTAAGCGTGGTATTTATTCAGGTGAGCTTGTTGCACGAGCCCATAATATGGTTCGAGCCTACGCTATTGCTCCTACTGCTAGTTGTTCTTATCGGTCACAAGATTTAGATGGGTATACATGTACCCCAGAAATTGCACCACCTATAGCCAGGTCTGTCGATAGAGACAGTGGCACGTTTGGTGTACAAACTTATGAATATGGCGATGTAGAGATCGCTAGTGAAGTTGGTTGGGATGCTTATAAGAAGGTCGCCGACGAACTAATGAAAATGTTAGATATAACAGGACTTCTTCACGGATACTCATTCAACTCTTGGAGTGATGTAGTAACCTACGACAATGCGTTCGTGCAAGAGTGGTTGAATTCACCCCAGACCTCCTTATACTACAGCCTTCAAGTAATGGGAGACGTGCAGGACAAGAGCGATGCGTATGCTGCATTAAAAGATACCGACGTTGACGAATACTTGGAGGGGATTTTAAACGAACCCCTTACATGTGATTGTCAAGAATGAAAACACCATATGATAAACTAATCGAAAGGCGCCGGACATGGACGCCAGTACAAACCACAGCTGGAGAACTGAAACATGAAGCAGAAGATGCTATTAGACGTGCTCTCGCTTTACGGCACATGGAGCTCCCTGTTGGGGAATTCATTAAAGAAGGTCTTGAAAAAGATGTACCAGAAAGTGCCAGAAAACTACTCGAACTAAACGTAAAAGATGAGGAGAAACATGACCTTGCTCTGGGATACATTGCTGAAGCTATTGGGACCGACCCCGAAGCCGAAGCTGAAGCACTCAAGTTACGCCAAGCGTGGGAACTACATCCCGACCACACAATTACTAAAGCGTTGGTAGCGGAACGTGCAATATTTTTCGTACTTCTTCCCTTCTTTCGTTATAACGGCGATGCTGGTCTTAGGACTGTCAGCGCCGACATCAGTCGAGACGAACAAATACACGTGGCCACTAATAGCCTTGTATGTCGTGAGCTGGGCTTATCTCCTAGTAATAGTCTGGACAAGCTTAGGAAAGCCACCATTAACTGGGTTCTTCAACCCCTAGGTATAAATACTCAGGACAAATATTTGGACAAAAAATTCTGGCTGGATTCAAGTGACAATTTAATGTATCAAGGCAAGGCTCCAGAACTTGTTGCTACAAAGTCAGCTCGGATGCCAGCTTTTTTTGAGCATAGCAATGCAAACCTCCCACAATATGCTTGAGGCTGTACTTGGACCTCGGGTAGATGATAAGATCCTTCAAGAGATGGAGAAGAATTTCCCCATCGTTAACCCCCACCCTAAAGAAGAGATCACAAGTATAATGTACAAAGCTGGTCAACGTTCAGTCGTTGAATGGCTAACTAAACGCTTAGAGGAATAAGTTATGTCGAGGCAAGACCTCCGAGACCTTGAGGTAGTAGACGGCTACCTTAATATAAAAGATGATGACTGGTTTCAACAGCAGTTTAATAACAGCGCTGAGGAACAAGCTTTAGCTCAAGAGTTTGAGACTAGATTCATCGATGAAGTTTACGGAACTGAAGGTGGAAGATGGGAAGGCGATGGTCTTCCTACACCTATCTCAGGTCAGGAGGATGCTCGCATAGATTACCGACGTGTCATACCTGATGGAGTTAGAGTTGGAAGTCCAGAACATTATGAAGCTTTAACTAGGGGAGCTATTGATTGGGCGTCTTATAGAGATGACCCTGCTTATCAAAAAGCTTTTAAAGATTTTGATGATGCAGGTAATGCTAATAATCTACAAGAGTTGTTTGGTTTTGATCAAGATGATTCAACTCATGGTACTGAAGAGCAGAGACTAGCATTCATTGAACATGCTGATGCAGGTGGTGCAGCTAGAGGAGACTACAACTCAGGTGGTGGTGAAGAAGACACAGATTGGGATAATGATCCTGAGAACCCTAACTCCTGGTGGAACAAGTGGGACAATAAGTATACCCACGTAGAAGATCCTAACAAAGCAACACCTAAACCTGAAACAGCATTCACTCCAAGCAGTGCCAGTGATGTACAAAGTTATTCACTGAAAGATAAAGATGGTAATGTATACTGGAGTGCTACTATTAATGAGACAGCCAGAACAGACATTGCCACTCCTTCTGAGCCAGGATCAAGGAGAAACACAAATGCAGCTGCAGCTAGAGCAGGCATAACAATTAGACGTGTAAACGTTAACAAACCTAACAACATACCAGCAGATTGGGGACCAGTAACATGAGCGAAGTAAATTTACCAGAACCAACTATTCCTACACCAGTAAAACCAGCTCCAGATTGGGCTAGTATATTAAAAGCAGGTAATCCAAACTGGTTCGGACATAAAGATTACTATCAGGCTAGACGTCAAGGCGTTACTAACATGCAGATCAGGGATTACCTAGATCGTATAGGTAGTAACCAGCAAGGCGGTGTGCGTATGGGTAACGTAAGAATGGATCAAGGTGGTAATATTTCTGGAGTATATAAGATAGCCAACGAAGCAGCTGAAATAGAAAAGGCTAACATGGGAGTAAGAGATGAAACCATAAGAAATTTAGAAACTTCATTAGCTGAAGAGAAAGCTAGAAATGAAAAGCTCTTTACTGATACTACTTATGTAACAGGAGGTGGTGCTAATCCAGTTAACACCATGGCTATTGGACCTAGCACAACATCACCTCAGATGGATACAAAATCTTTATCTAGAAAAACTACAACTAAAAAGAAAACAACAACACCCAATAAAAGTTTAACATCAGGATTAAACATAGGTACATCCACCGGAATGTCTTACTAAAACAATGACAGCAAAGAAAAGGTATGACGCTCTCAGAGGATACCGCACCGAGTATTTAAACAAAGCAGATATAGCGGCAAGACTAACTCTTCCTTATCTAATTAGAGATGAAGAACAATTCAGAGGAGCAACCCGTGACCTTGATACACCATGGCAGTCAGTAGGTGCCAAAGGTGTAGTCACCTTAGCTTCGAAACTCATGTTGGCTCTAATGCCAGTGAACACAAGCTTCTTCAAACTACAGATGGATGACTCACAAATTGGTGAGGAGATACCACCTGAAGTTAAATCAGAATTAGATTTATCGTTTGCAAAGATTGAACGTACTATCATGGAGGCTATTGCAGCTTCAGATGATAGAGTTACCATACACCAAGCGCTTAAGCATTTGGTAGTAGCAGGTAATGCTTTAATCTTTATGGACAAGGAAAAGTTAAAGCTTTATCCGTTGAACCGTTTTGTTGTAGATCGAGATGGTAGCGGTAATGTCATAGAGATCGTAACCAAAGAAAAAATTGCCAAAAAATTATTGGCAGATGTTATCCCCGATTATTTACCACCAGAAAATTCAGAGGATACAGAACGTGAAGACGACTGCGATGTCTTTACCCACATTAAGAGAGATGGTAACAGATTCATCTGGCATCAAGAGGTACATGATAAAATCATACCTAACTCTAGAGGTAAGGCACCACTAGATACTAACCCTTGGATTCATCTACGTTTCAACACAGTAGATGGTGAAGCCTACGGGCGGGGTAGAGTAGAAGAATTTATTGGAGATCTAAAGAGTCTTGAGGCTTTATCTCAGGCACTAGTAGAAGGATCTGCAGCGGCTGCTAAGGTAGTCTTTGTAGTATCACCATCAAGTACCACTAAACCACAGACCCTAGCGTCTGCTGGGAACGGTGCGATAGTCCAGGGACGTCCCGATGATATCGGAGTAGTCCAGGTAGGAAAGACTGCTGACTTTGCCACGGCATATCAAATGGTCGGACAGTTAGAGAAGAGATTAGCAGAAGCATTCTTAATTCTATCTATTAGACAGAGTGAAAGGACAACTGCGGAAGAAGTTAGAATGACACAGATGGAACTAGAGCAACAGCTTGGAGGTTTATTCTCCTTACTTACTGTTGACTTCTTGGTACCATATCTAAACAGAAAGTTATCAGTCTTCCAAAAGACTGGACGTATACCTAAACTACCTAAGGATATAGTGAAGCCTACTATTGTAGCAGGTGTAAATGCTCTAGGACGTGGACAAGATAGAGAAGCATTAGGTCAATTCCTGACTATGATTTCTCAAACCATGGGACCAGAAGCAACACAGCAATTCATTAATCCAGAAGAAGTTATCAAACGTCTAGCTGCAGCTCAAGGTATTGATGTATTAAATCTTGTTAGATCTATGCAAGAGATACAAGATGAACAGCAGCAAGTACAACAACAACAGATGGCACTTGAACAACAGAAGGTTGACAATAGTGACCCACTGAATGATCCAAGTAAAAACCCACAACTAGCGGAGGAACTAAGTGGACAAGGTGAAACCATCCCGCCCACGGAAGGCTAAGAAAGCTACACCAAAAGTCCAACCACCCCTTAGCGCAGATGATAAGGAACTCTTTGAAGAGAAGCCTAATAAATATGCACCTAAGATGAAGGTTGGCAAACCAACTATTAAAGCACCTGGAACTAAGGTGGTAACAACAGTTGGATTAGGAAACCTTACAGTAGAAACTATCAATGGCAGAAGCGCAGACACTAACGTATGATGCAAACGAGCAGCCAGAAGGTGAGCTTAATGCAGAAGAGAAAGAGGCTCTGGAAGTTGGTGAGAAACTAGCTGAACAACAAGAGACTCTACTTGCTGGTAAATTTAAAGATGCGGAGGAACTTGAAAAAGGATACATCGAACTCCAAAAAAAGCTTGGCTCTTCGGAGGAGAAAGCTAAAGAGGAAGTTACTGAGACCAAAGATGAAAAGGTAGAAGAGAAGGAGGAAGAGACAGAGCTTGACACTGCTTTGTTAGAATCTCTTTGGGAAGAAGGTGTCAAAGGTGAGTACACTAAAGAGACTTTACAGAAACTAGCTGATACAGATTCTAGAGAAATAGCTCAGATGTATCTTAAGTATAGATCTGAGAATCAGAAACAAGAACAAACTTCATTAACTGAAGAAAATATTACACAGCTTAAAAGTGTTGTAGGTGGTGAAGGAGAGTATGATAAGATGATGAAGTGGGCTGGAGAATCTTTGCAAGAAGATGAAGTGAAGATGTACGATGCTGTTATGGATAAAGGTGATCCACTAGCAGCATTCTTTGCCGTCCAAGCCCTCACCTATAGGTACAACGATTCTCGTGGAGTAGACGGACAAATGTTACAAGGTAAAGCACCCACTGAAAAAGGGGATACTTTTAGGAGTCAAGCCGAAGTTGTCCGAGCTATGTCTGACCCTCGTTATGACCAAGACCCTGCCTATCGTCAGGACATCTACGATAAATTAGAAAGATCTAATCTTAAATTCTAATGCCACAAGGTAAAGGAACATACGGGTCTCAAAAAGGTAGACCCCCTAAGAAAGGTACTAAAGGTACTAAGAAAACATCACTTAAAATCAAATACTAATGAGTACAGCCACACTAACTAAACAATCTAATTGGAATAGTTTCTGCGACTGGGTA